CTGTTGCTGTTGGAAATGTAACGTCAGCAGAGTTTGTAGTCACACCGTTAGATGGTGCAGCAAATGTAACTGCTGTTCTAGCATAAGAACCACCAGATACTTCTGTACCACTACCTGCGTCTGTAGGGTCAGTAGTCCATAGTGATACATATACTGTTGTAGGTGCTGTGTAAGATGTTGCTCGTAGAGTTACGTTGATTAAAGCGTTCTCTAAATAATTACTAATTTCTGCCATGATTTTTCCTTTTTAAATTATCGTGTTGCTAATGAAATGACCATTGGTGCGGATGGACTCTCACCAGCGTCATCTGAAGTGGTTAATGAAGCAAGACCTCTATCGTATAATGAAGCCCATGTTTGTATTCTTGCATCATTCATAAGATATGGTTCTGCTTCACCTAATGCTGCGTATAATAATAAATCTTGGCAGTTAGCTAGAAACACATTAGATGAATTAGATACACCTAAATAAGTAGGTGATGCGTAGTAAACCATTTTAAGTGTGTATGCTGAATCTGGAATAGGTGAAAATTGAAACTCTGAACCCATTGCTGTATAAAATTTAGGTAAACCACTTTCTGTTGCTCTTGTGTTTCTGTAAAAATTACTTGGGTTTTGGTATACAATAGTTTGTATAGGGTTTGATTCTATATGTATGTCACGCATTTCTAGGAAGTCAGTAGGCAATGCTACTGTAGCGTCACCTGCTGTAGTAGTTGTTGTTACTACTTTAAGCATAGGTCTAATGCGTAAATCACGTCTTAATCTATTTTCTGCTAATTGAATAAATAATGGGATTTGTGTTGTCAAATCTGTACGAGCCAAGTAGTCGGCTATGGTAGACTGTAGGTCTGTGTAGTTTGTTATTGCCATTATACTGTGCCTTCTCGTGTACGAAATACCCTGTTATCTGGGTCATTAAGAAATTTTCTAAATGCTTTTTGGTCTATGACATGGAATCCACGCACAATACCTCTTTTGTTTAATTCGTCAAAGACAGTCATAGGAATACTAGCTATCTTATTATCAAATATATCATCACCCCAACGAGTGCGTTTATCTGTATATTTGCGTTGATTGTGATTGTCCTCAATGATGTCTGTAATATCTTGTCTAGTTTCAATTACTAAACCATTATCAGTATCATGGACAACGTTTGTTCTAAATGTTGTAGGATTCATATTAAAATGTCACTATAAAAAGAATGACAGAGGTGTAAGCATAACCTACAACCTCTGCACTCAATAACGGAATAAATTCCATTAAGTTATAACTACTCTGCTAAGTCAGCAATAATTGCGTGAGCAGCTTGATTTCTAACTTCTAATGTATATTCTACTAAAAGTTGAGTTACATCAGCGTCACCAGATTTAGCCAATTCATTTGTTTGGAATGGGCGTAAATATGCAACTGCTGCGTACTCTGGGTCAAGAACAAATGCTACTTCACCACTGTCACCAGAATCTGCAGTCATAAATCTGTTAGGAACAACAGATAATGTACCGAAGTCTGACAAGTAAACGTCAGCAGCACCAATGATTGTTGTAGGTTTGTCACTTGGAGCCATGTAACGTTGAGCAGCAATACCAGTAAACGCTGAGATGTTTACTTTTTGTGTTGGCGTTGTCATAAGAATGGTTGGAGTACCGCCATTAGTATATGCAGATTTAACTGCTGTCTTAATCATTGCTTCTGTGAAAGCTGCATCTGTACCAGATACACGAGCTGTCGTGCCTAATGAACCAGCAGTACCGTTAGTGCCACCAACGTAGTTAGAATTTAACCAAGTTTGCAGACCACCAAGTGTACGAGCTGTAGTAGCATTACCTGCTGATGCAACTGTGTTGTTTAAAAGTGCTTTTTCCATATCACGTTTAAGTTCAGAAGAAACTTTAGCTAATTGGTAAGCCTTTTCAGATTTACGACCAGCTTTGTTAATTGCTTCCATAGTACCAGAAATCTTAATCGTTTTAGATGAGATTTGAGTTCTATTACCTACTCGTGTTGTTGGAGATATTGTAATGTCAGAAGCTGTATCACCTTCAACTACAGCGTTAGCTGCTGCTGCTGCGAGTGAGTCAGTTTGCCATTCGTGATATGTTGCTGTTGCTTTTGTTTTACCAACAGAGCTCATAAATGGAGTTTCTGTTGGTGAGATGTTGTAAATAACATCTGATAAATCTTCTCTATTACCGATAGAGGTATAGGTTTGATACGTTGCCATGATTTTTCCTTATTCTAAAAATTGTTCAAATAAAGCTGCGGCATCTCGGACTCTGCCTGTTTGTCGCAACTGTTGGGATTGTTTCTTGATTGTTTCTTTGTTACTTTCTTTTGTATTAGCGGAACCAGCCTTCAGCATTTTAGGTGCTTCATTGACTTTTTTGGTTACTGATGGCTTTGACTTTTGTAATTTGTCATACATCATAGCCTTATGCAAAGTAACAACGTGCCTAGAGTCATAGACGTGAGATAATTCTTCGTCTGTAAAACCAAGCGTTTTTCCATAGTTGCGAATTTCCTTACGGACTATTTCGCCTTTGGTTGGGTCTGAAAACTCTGGTAGGACTGCAGTTAGTTTTTGTGCTTCTTGAGCAACTCTTTGTTGCATGGCTTGAGCTTGTTCAGATTGTTGGATTTGTCCAATTCTGTACTGCTCGGCTCTTATAGCGTTGAGTTGTTCTTTCTTTTCAGAAAGTTCAGCCACTTTAACAGCATATCCGATAGGGTCGTTTTCCTTTAGGTAAGATAAATCTTCCTGTGGCATCTGTGAAGTTATAAATTGCTCTATAGCTTGCAGACGTTGAGCATATGTGTCTCTCGCATACTTGGCTTCTTCTATTGCTGCACGTTCAGCTTCAACAGCTTTACGTTGTTCAGCAACTTCAGTAGTTTTTTTAGTGTAGTCAGCACCAAGTTGATAACCTTTAACTAATTCATCAAGGGTAACTTCCTTTTCTTCGCCAGCAGCTTTTACCTTGTAGCGAGGTTGTTCCTCTTCTTCAGTTTCATCATCTTCTTGTTCTTCTTCAGTAGCCTCTACTTCTTCAACTTCTTCTTGTGGCTCTGCTTCTGGAGCTTCTGCTTCTAATGATTCTTGTTCTACACCTTCTGATTCCTCTTGCGAGTTCGCTGGTGTATTCATTAAACCTTCAAACGCATTGGCTGCTTGTCCTACTGTAAGCGTGCCACTTCCATCTTCTGGAGTCATGGTTGTTTCACTCATTTGTTTTTCCTATGTTTCCACTAGGGGTGGTTGCCCATTTTAGAATTGTCTAAAATATGTTCCATCGTTTACTCTTAATATCGCTAGTTTTAGCAATGCCTTCAAGAGTGTTGATGAGTTCGTTTATACAAGCTATACGGTTGTATGCTTGTTCTCTAACTTCGTAATCTGTTTGGTTAGAGTTAATAATAGTTTGTAAGTGGTTATCTGTTATTTCTTTAATGACTTCTTGGAAATACTTATCGTTTAAAAAGTTAGCTATTGCTTGGGTTTTATCCGACATTCATATCGCCTTTTTGCATTTCATTAAACTTAGATAATGCCTCTATAATAATTTTAGTTTGGTCGCCACGAGTTTTCTCTGCATTGTTTTGTGCGTCTGCTTGCAACTTCATTTCTTGCATTTGTAACTCAAGTTGTTTACGAGCATTTTCCACTTGCATTTGTTCACGTTCTAAATCTAGTTTAGCCATCTCTGTTCTAGACCTGAGGTCAGCTTTTTCACGTTCTACTTGTGCTAAGATTTGTGTAGCTTCTACGTTAGCATCTACTTTAGGTGGAGTAGGTTGTGACATCTGTGCATTTTGTTCTGGAGTAATTTCATTCATAAATGCAGTTGCATCTTTGAATCCAGCCATGTTAATAAACTTAGCTAATGTATCTCTGTATTGTTTAATAGAGACAAGCGGATTAGAAAGTCCATAACCTTGTATAATTTCTTCTTGTTTAGAAAGAATCATTTGCATAGTAGCAAGTTGCTCTTGACGAGTTCCTGTACCTAAGCCAACGTTAATAGAAACATTGTATTGGTCATTCCATTCTCTTGGATTAAATGGTATAAATTTGCCATTTAAACGAATCACACGTTCTTTATCTTGATACTTGCATAGTAACTGTAGGATTCCTTTGAAAAGGCTCTTAACGCCTGTTTCTGCAAAGATACGGGCTATTAATTCTAACTTACCTGCACTTGCTTGTGACATTGCTGACACAGCAGCGGCTGTTACGTTTTGTAGTATGTTAGGGTCGATACCATTTTGTGAATCTGATACACCTGTACGTCTTGCTTGTATGCCATCTAAGTACTCTAGCATTGGGAAAGACTGTGCTACGTTAGATTGAACAACCATAGGAACAATGGCACTAGGATTCTTAATACGAACCACACCACCTGCTG